GGCGTCGTCGGTGTCGTCGTCGTCGGCGGCGGCGGGCGGCGAGCGCAAGGCGAGCGCCACCGGGCGGGTGATCGCCTGGGGGGCGTCGGGGCGGGTGGCGTGGTCGCCGCGCGACACGGCCAGCCTGATGCGCAACGGGTTCATGGGCAATCCGGTGGCGTACCGGGCGGTGACGCTGATCGCCGAAGCCGCGGCGGCGCTGCCGGTCGTGGTGCAGGATGCCGACCGGCGCTATGACGTGCATCCCCTGCTGAGCCTGATCGAGCGGCCGAACGGGGCGCAGGGGCGGGCCGAGTTCTTTGAGGCGCTGTATGCGTTCCTGGTGCTGGCGGGGGATGCCTATGTGGAGGCGGTGCCGGGTGTTTCCGGCGTGCCTGCGGAACTGCATGTGCTGCGGTCGGACCGGATGGCGCTGGTGCCGGGGGCGGACGGGTGGCCGGTGGCCTATGACTATACGGTCGGTGCGCGCAGGCACCGGTTTGCGCTGGGCGACGGGCCGCCGGCTGTCTGTCACCTGAAGGCGTTCCATCCGCTGGACGACCACTACGGGCTGGGGCGGGTGCAGGCGGCGGCGGCGGCTGTGGACGTGCACAACGCGGCGGGGGCCTGGTCGAAGGCGCTGCTCGACAACGCGGCGCGGCCTTCGGGGGCGATCGTGGTGAAGTCGGCGGAAGGCGGGATGCTGTCGTCCGAGCAGTACGACCGGCTGGTGGCCGAGATGGAGGCGCACCACACCGGCGCGCGCAATGCCGGGCGGCCGATGCTGCTGGAGGGCGGGCTGGACTGGAAGCCCATGGGATTTTCGCCCGCCGACATGGAGTTCGCCACGGTGAAGGAGGTGGCGGCGCGCGAGATCGCCATGGCGATGGGGGTGCCGCCGATGCTGATCGGCATTCCGGGCGAGGCGACCTATGCCAATTATGCCGAGGCGCACCGGGCGTTCTACCGGCTGACGGTGCTGCCGCTGGCGATGAAGGTGATGGCGGATCTGACGCACTGGCTGCGGGCGCATGCGGGGCATGCGGTGGAGCTGCGCGTGGACCTGGACCACGTGCCCGCCCTTTCGGCCGAGCGCGAGGCGCTGTGGGCGCGGGTCTCGGCCAGCGCCTTCCTGACCGAGGCGGAGAAGCGGGCGATGCTGGGGCTGCCGCCGCGCCCGGACCCGGGGACGGGCGGCGCATGAGCGCGCGGGCGCGCACGGCCGCGGGCGGGTCGCGGTATCTGTACGACAGTTTCGACGCGGCGCAGGCGCGCATCGAGGCGGGCGAGCGGGTGGCCGAGGAGCGGCAGGAGGCGCTGGTCTGGCGGCTGGGCAGGATCGAGGAGGCGCTGGACCGGATGGAGAAGCGCATCTGGATCGGGGTCTACGGGGTGGCGGCGTTCCTGCTGGCGCAGGCCGCCGAGGCGGTGATGCTGGCGCTGAAATGAGGTGGGGGATGGGATTGCAGGGATGGGGGGCGCCGGAGGTGAAGTTCCAGCGCCCGGAGACGGGGTTCACGGTGACGGACGGCACCTGCGTGGCGGGCTATGCGAGCCTGTTCGGGCGGGTGGACCAGGGCGGCGACGTGGTGCAGCCGGGTGCCTATGCGGCCTCGCTCAAGGCGCTGGGGGCGGCGGGGCGGCGGGTCAAGATGCTGTGGCAGCATGACCCCGCGCAGCCCATCGGCGTGTGGGACGAGGTGCGCGAGGATGACCGGGGCCTGTATGTCAAGGGGCGCATCCTGACCGAGGTGGCGCAGGGGCGCGAGGCGGCGGCGCTGCTGGCGGCAGGCGCGATCGACGGCTTGTCGATCGGCTATCGCACGGTCAGGGCCAGCCGCGACGGGAAGGGGCAGCGGCGGCTGGACGAGCTGGACCTGTGGGAGGTGTCGCTGGTGACCTTTCCGATGCTGCCCGAGGCGCGGGTGGCGGCGAAGGGCGAGGCGCCCGACGCCTGGGTGCCGCTGGCGGCGTTGCTGAACGCCGCGGCGGCGGAACTGGCGGCGGCGCGCCGCGGCTGAGGAAACGGGCAACCGGAGGGAAGGCAATGACCGAGGCGAAGGCCCGGACCGGAGAGGGTGCGCCCCTCGGTCCGGAACAAGGCGTGACGGCCGCGATGGCCGGGTTTCTGAACGAATTCGGCCTGTTCCGGGCCGAAGTGAAGGCTTCCATGCAACAACAGGACGAGCGAGTGACCATGCTGGACCGCAAGACGGCAATGTTCGGACGCCCCGCGCTGGCGGCGGCGGCCGAGGTGGACATGCCCCACCGCAAGGCGTTCGGCGCCTACCTGCGCACCGGCGACGACGACGGCCTGCGCGGCCTGTCGCTGGAGGGCAAGGCGATGTCCACCGCGGTGGCCGCGGACGGCGGCTATCTGGTGGACCCGCAGACCGCGGACACCATCCGGTCGATGCTGCTGGCGACCTCGTCGCTGCGCGGGGTGGCGAATGTCGTGGCGGTGGATGCGACCTCGTTCGACGTGCTGATCGACCGGTCCGAGGTGGGGTCGGGCTGGGCGACCGAGGTGGCGGCGGCGACCGAGACCGCGACGCCGACCATCGAGCGCATCTCGATCAAGCTGCACGAGCTGGCGGCGATGCCGAAGGCCAGCCAGCGCCTGCTGGACGACAGCGCCTTTGACGTCGAGGGCTGGCTGGCGGGCAAGATCGCCACGCGGTTCATCCGCGCCGAGGCGGCCGCCTTCGTGAACGGCGACGGGGTGGACAAGCCCAAGGGCATCCTGAACCCGCCCAAGGTGGCGAACGCGTCCTGGACCTGGGGGTCGCTGGGCTATGTGCCCTCGGGCGCGGCGTCGGACTTTCCCACCACCAACCAAGCCGACTGCATCGTCAACCTTGTCTATGCGCTGGGCGCCGATTACCGCGCCAACGCGACCTTCGTGATGAACTCGAAGACGGCGGGGGCGGTGCGCAAGCTGAAGGATGCCGACGGGCGGTTCCTGTGGGCCGACGGGCTGCAGCAGGGGCAGCCGCCGATCCTGATGGGCTATCCGGTGCTGGTGCTGGAGGACATGCCGGATGTGGCGGCCAACGCCTATGCCATCGCCTTCGGCGATTTCCGCGCGGGCTACACCATCGCGGAACGTCCCGACCTGCGCATCCTGCGCGACCCGTTCAGCGCCAAGCCGCATGTGCTGTTCTATGCCTCCAAGCGCGTGGGCGGCGACGTCACCGACTTTGCGGCGATCAAGCTGCTGAAGTTCGCGACGAGCTGAGGGGTTCCGGGCCGGGCGTTCGGCCCGGCCCGACCCGCCGGGGGCGCTGCCCCCGGACCCCCGGGGTATTTGGACAAAGATGAGGCAGGGGCCTGCTTCCGGGGCCGACCGGGGTTCGTTCCTTTGGAGGGCTGGGGATGATGCTGATCGAGCAGACGGGCATCCCGCAGGCGGCGCTGCCGCTGGCGGAGATGAAGGCGCATCTGCGTCTGGGCACGGGCTTTGCCGACGATGCGTTCCAGGACGGGCTGGTCGAGGCGCAGCTGCGCGCGGCCATCGCCGCGGTCGAGGGGCGCACCGCCAAGGTGCTGATCGCGCGGCCGTTCCTGTGGCTGCTGGAAGACTGGCGCGACGGCGCGGCGCAGGCGCTGCCGGTGGCGCCGGTGACGGCGGTCACGTCGGTGACGCTGGTCGACGCGGGCGGCGTGCCCGCGGTTGTGGACCCCGCGCGCTACCGGCTGGTGCGCGACACGCACCGGCCCCGGGTGGCGGCGACGGGGCTGCTGCTGCCGCTGCCGGGGACGGGGGGGCGGATCGAGGTGGCGTTCACCGCGGGTTTCGGGGTGTGGGCGGAGGTGCCCGCGGACCTGGCGCAGGCGGTGTTCCTGCTGGCGGCGGAATACTATGAGCGCCGCTTCGATGGCGGCGGCGAGGCGGCGGTGCTGCCGGGTGCGGTGGCGGCGCTGATCGGGCGGTGGCGGACGGTGCGGACGCTGGCGGGGGGGGCGCGGTGAGGGTGCATCTGCGGCGGTGGCTGGCGCTGGAGGAACAGGTTGCGGTGCCGGACGGGGCGGGGGGGTTCGCCGCGTCCTGGGTGCCGCGGGGCCAGCTTTGGGCGGAGGTGGTTCCGGGGGCGGGGCGCGCGGGCGGGGCGGAGGAGTATCCGG